CGTTAGATATCAAGAATATTGACGCTATTTTACCACCAAAACCTCAACCTCAACCAGTTGATCCAGCAACTGAAAACGGTAATGCCATGAAGAACATGCCTTTACAAGCGTTTCCAGATCAAGATCATGAAGCACATGTTAGAGCTCATATAGCTATGCTTTCTAGTCAAACATCACAGGCAAATCCACAAGGGTACATTATGTTACAAGCTCATGTGCAAGAACATGTTGGTTTAATGGCTCGTGATCAAGTGACTACGTTCTTTCAAAAAACAATGCAAGAAGCACAAAAGGCAGGTCAACAAGTACCACAAATGGATCCTGCAGCAGTTGAAGCGGCAATCGCTCAACAAGTTGGTGAGATTCTAAATGAGATAATGCCAGCTCTAGCACCACCAACACCAGAAGATCCGTTAGTTGAGATCAGAAAGAAAGAGCTAGAGAATGACACTGCTGAACTTGAACGTAAAACAGTTAATGATCAAATGGATTTTCAAATTGATCAAGCTAAATTACAACAAGCTTATGAATTAGCTCAACAAAGACAGGCTTTACAAGAGAGTGTTGCCGAAGACAGAAACGATGTTAACATCTATCGTATTAACACTGCGGCATCTTTGAAAGGCAAGTAACCTATGATATGATCTGGATATGGATCCAGTAACTATATCAATAGCCGTAGGCGTAGCATCAAAAGCTTTCTCTGCAATCAAGCAAGGATTTGCCGTAGGTCGTGATTTAGAACAAATGTCTGGTGACTTAACTAGGTGGATGGGAGCCTCATCAGATATAGATAATGCTGAAAAACAAGCCAAGAATCCTGGTGTATTTGGTAAAGTTTTTGGTGCAGGGAGTATCGAATCCACAGCACTACAAGCTTATTCGGCTAAGAAAAAATTAGAAGAACAACGCTATGAGTTAAAGATGTTTTTAAATTTAACTATAGGACCTAACGCTTATGATGAATTACTTCAGATGGAAGGAGAGATTAGAAAAGAGCGTCAAAGAACTATATATAAACAACAAAAGTTAAGACAACAAATTGCAGAGGTTATAGGTTGGATTTTCTTGTTTATGGTTATAATAGGATTTTTTACGTTAGTGGCTTCTATTTGGCTTAAGCGAGCTGAAGCAAAAGATTACACAAGGCAACAAAAGATATGGCAAGGCAAAATAATTGAGCCCGTCTACACCACTTGCCGTTTAAAAACGAGAAAAGTGTTTAAAAATAAAATGGCTTGTATATACGTTGGAGCTCAAAAAACTTATGAGTTAGAATTTACTGATATTAGTGCGGGATGCCCGAAGCAGTATCGCTGTGTGGTAAACAAGAACTCAAAGATCCCCTCGATTGATTCGGTGATGGAAAGTTTAAGAAGTATTGCTAAATGAACGAATCGATCTATGAGAACGGCGAGTACAAATTAAAAGTAAGCTCCAATGCCAAAGGAACTGTATACCGCAATGATAAACTATTGTTTACCGGAGACAGTAGACTAGCCATAAACCTTTTTTGTAGCAACTGCTCTAATGAAGATTTAAGAATTAAATTAAAAAAATACAAATATATTAATATATGGGATTGACTTCTTCTTGGCCGGAGAATAGTATCAAAATATCTTAATGTACTCCTATTCCTTAAGATGACATTGCAAAACCCTAAAATCCGCTAGGCTATCCCTAGCGGATTTTTTTGTGCTTGACATCGTATGCGATAAATCCTACTTATTATATGTGCGGATTGTTTAGCAAGTTCAGGACTGTGTATTAATCTCAGTATTACTCTTAGTGACGCAACCTCAAAACAATCTGCACACGAACTTTAACAAAGACTTGGAGGTCAAAATGACAAAGAAACCAGAATGGCAAATAGAAAGAGATAAGCAAAGAAAGCTTAGACAAAAAGGTCTACAAACCCTTACTCTCGAACAAATACAAGCGGTTCACGCTACTTACGAAGCTTTAAATAGCACTATACTCAGCATAAGAGATCTAAACGATATTATGTTATCTGATATTAAAGCTTTGGATGAGGCTTGTTGTGATTTACATCAACAATTTAATTTGGGAGACGATTGATGGAAAATCCCGTAGAGAAAAAGAGATCTAATTATTTATCTCATTTTCAAGATGGTGTAACAGACGCTTATCATAAAAAAAATATGAACGATAAACAAAAGTCCTCTGCCTATTATCGGCGCGGGTATAAATTTGGTTTAACAATATTTAATGAGGAGAAATTATGATTGTAGAAAAAAATGGCCGCTTCACTTGTACTCTTTGTGATTACGAGTGGAGCGCAATGTTGGGCGATGATGAAGTTCCTGAAACGTGCGAATGTGAGGAGGACGAATGATTAGTCAGAACAAAAGTCATGCCGTTATGAGCCAACGGCATGAAGTGATTCGCAGTCTGGATTACTTCCCTACACCTCCTTGGGCAACCAGAGCTTTGTTTGAAGAAATCCTCAAACCAAACTGGTTGTTTCCCCATAACGATGTTATCTCTGAGACGTGCCTCGAACCCGCTTGCGGTGGCGGGCATATGGTCAAAGTTCTTAAAGAGTATTTTACTGATATCGAATCATGTGACATAGCTGACTACGGCCAAGATCGTATAGCTGATTTCTTAACGGCCGATGTCTCAGGCTCATATGATTTTATTATAACCAACCCACCTTTTAATTTAGCAGAAGAATTTGTACTAAAAGCCTTGCCAATGGCACGGCAATGCGTTGCAATCTTTGCTCGAACTCAATTTATGGAAAGTATAGGACGTTATGAAAGATTATTTAAACCAAATCCTCCGCACCTTATCGCGCAGTTTAGTGAACGAGTGCCAATCATTAAAGGTCGCTTGTCAGCAACTGCTTCAACGGCTACAAGCTACGCTTGGTTCATATGGCGCGGCTCTGCGGGGACTACTAAAGAAACCCAGCTTCTCTGGATCCCGCCATGTAGACGAATTTGGGAAAAAACCAACGACTATGTTGAACGTGTGGAAACTCCACATTCTCGACCCACGAGTCACGCCCCACAAGCCAACCTTTTTGGAGAAGATGAAGGAGATGTTTAGATGAGCGAAGACGAACTAAAAGAATACCAATCTCTTTTAAATTACAAATTAGTTCATTTTGAAATTGAAGAAATAGATGGTGTTTCTTATCCTATCTATACTCTCTTAGAAGTTAAGACGGGTGAGATAAAAAAAATGAAGATTTGTTACAACATTAAAATTGCAGAATATGGGGAGAAATTTAAAGATGACTAAGGAAATCAAAAAAAATAGCGCTTGGATTAACATAAACGAAATGCCACTATGGGCAGAGGCTATTTTAGAAATAGAAGGTCTGGTTAATGAGGAAGTATCCAAATTAAAAAAGGCTGACAATGCAAAAATGGCTGTTTTGTTAACAAATAGTCTTATAGTTATGAAGAGAGGATATTAAATGCCAAAAAATAGTATAGATCATTGCAAAGATTGTGGCTCGTTGTTGAAAAACACCAAGCATGAACGTATTGAACCTAAATTGTGTTCTATGTGCCGAGGAGAATATCAATCCTCTGGTGTAAACACGGCCGTTAGAGAAATATATAAATTAGCGCAATTAAATCCTACTGAACCCGCTGAAGACGAAATGTTGTTTGAAGATATAGGTAAAAAAGCAAAGGCTAGGGCTGAAATGGAAGATGAAATTGGTCGAATAAACAAAACTAGTTCTATCGAAGCCCGCGAAACAACGTTAAGTGAGATAATAATATGAGTGAATTAATATGTAATCTGCCCGCTATTAAAGTAAAAGTTAGGCGGGAATATTTAAGGGATCTCGAAGATGGACATGGTGAATTTGTCGATGGAATCTGGGTTTCATGTAAATCTATACCTGGAAGAGCGTTTTATTTTGAAACTTATCTACCTGAATATGGTGCTTTGTTTGACAAGTTGCCTATCAGCGCATTTCTTTCTCAGGCCGAAACGCCCACTCCAGACATGCCTCTTAATAATCTGCAATTTTGGAACTGTATGGATTATGGTATCGTTGCTATTTCTAAGCAATTCATCGGTTCAATGGACTATGAGGTATTAACCAGAGATTTTGGTCTGCAAAAAGGTACTTACATAGCAACCCTAGATAATTATCACGCCGATATAAATTCTGTGGATTTTAGTACGTCTGAACAACCAGATGAACATAAGTCTTTTAATTTACTGGAATTAAATAATGGCCAGTTCTGTTTGTATCCTAATAATAGAATGAGAGTTTATGATAATAGTCTCACGCCTGACGAACCAAAGCGCCCAGACTTTAAAGTTAGTACCGAATTTTACCAAGTCGAAAATGGAAATGATACCCGACTCGGAGATACTGACGAATATTTCTGGAAAACGAAAAAAGAATCGTCCTCCTAAGTACTTGATTTCATTGAATAATTTTAATAGTTGACATTGATTTGTTTTCTGATACTATTAAGTATGGGAGAAATCCTATATCTGTTTGACATAGTTGGTGACTAATTTTGTAATGTTAATCTTTCATTATTATATAGGAGTAAATTAATGGAAAAAAATTATACACTAAACAATGGTTATGCTTTCCTTGCAGTAGAAATGGGATTGCAAGGAGATTGGGCAAGAAATTTAGATTTACAAAAATGTATCTCTGGTATTTCAAAAAGACCAACCTTTATTACTTTATATTATGCTCATGATACAACTTCAGTTAGTTGGGATGGTGGATTAGAATTTTCTTTTGATCACAATCCTCCAATTTGTATGGGTGTTTATCAAGTAAAAGAAACTGTTTATGGGGGTTTACTTTTTACTCTAAAAGGTCTGGATTTAAAGATGTCTAAAGAAATCCTTGATGAACCTTATGAGAATAACAAAGAGTTTATTGATAAATATAACGAAGACAATAAACAATAAAACACGAACCAAGGCTCACGGCTCAAATGTCGTGAGCCTTTTCTTTTGGTTACAAAATTACATATTAGTATATACAGATCTGAAAATAAAAAAAATATTTTTTATGAAATATAGGTGTAACTAGTGTAACTTTGTAACTTCCTTCTGTAATCGTTATTACATAAGAGTTGTATGGTTACATATTTGGTTACATATTATATTACAAATATGTAACTTCTAGTCTTATTTCCATTTTGGCCTTACTAAGGGCTAAAAAGTTTTTTGCAAAAAAAGATTCTGTGGTGTATATATAAGAGATGAATGAATTAAAGCCTCTGAAAAAGGGTCGAGGAAGACCCAAAGCGGACGTACATAGTAAGCTTACTCGTAAACAAGAACTGTTTGTTAAAGAGCTTGTATCTAATGATGGTATGATAACTCATAGAGATGCTGCGATTAATGCGGGCTTTCCCGCTTCTTCAGCTCATACCAGAGCTTATGAAATGATGAACCCTGAGATATGTCCTCATGTTTGTAAAGCTATCCAATCTTATCGAGATGAATTAGATGAAAAATATGGTGTTAGTTTTAAAAGACATTTAAGAGACTTACAAAAGATAAGAGATTTGGCTATTGAAAGCGGGGCATATTCAGCCGCAGTTCAAGCTGAGTATAGAAGAGGGCAAGCTAACGGGAACATTTATATTAACAAATCTGAAATCCGTCATGGAACTATTGATAGCATGTCTAAAGATGAAGTTTTAAAAGCTTTAAAAGAATTGAAACAAAATGAACCGAAATACGCTGAAGACGTTATTGACCACGAAGAAAGCAAATCCGATAAAAAAGGAAGCGGGTCTATACGAACAACTAAAGAGAGCCTCGTTACAATACAATAAGAAATTAAGACTGAGCCGTATTGAAAATTGGATGACGCTTGGATTACCAGACTTATTGTTATGTGATCATAATCACAAATTTCATTTTATAGAATTAAAGTACACAAAGTTTAATGCCGTAAAACTTAGCCCCCAGCAAGTTAGCTGGATTACTTTACATAAAGATGCTTCCGTTTGGATATTAGTAAAAAGTCTAAAAGGCCTTCATTTATATAAAGCTGACCAAGCCGTAGAGCTTAGAGAAAAGGGCCTGAAGTTAGAGCCTTTATTCTTTTGTCCAGAGCCTTTTGATTGGAAAAAAACATTTGACTTGATCTTATAGAAAAAAGCGCATACCCTTGTTTTAACGTAAACAGATAGCTTGGAGGCTAGATATGACAGATACCAACTGGATAAAAAATCCATTGCAAACTAAGTTTCAAGAAGTTCTTTTTGAATTATATGATTTAAAACCACTTGTCAGCAATTCTGCAAAAGGAGTTTTGCATAATCAAACTGATAAAATGGAAGAACTTGAAAAGGAGTTATTTCCAAAAAAGCCTGAAGTAAAACCTACTGAAACAAAAGATTACACAGTCAAGTTTGACGTTAACATTTGGTTTGATAGAAACTTTTTAGTTCAGGCTAATTCTCAGGAAGAGGCTGAAGAAAAAGCTAAACAGTTAATGGCTGAAATTGAAAAAGTTTTGTATGTCACAGTAAATTCAGAGCCTACTTTAGATCATAAAAAGTTAAAAGACTGGTTTTTTGGCGATGCTC